GTCGTAATAGCGGCGCCACGGGCGCATGCTCGCGCCGCTCCATGCGGCGGCAGCGGATGCGGCATCCGCGCTGGGCGCGGTGTCGCTCGTGCCGACCACCCATGCCAGGCTGGCGAGGTGGCGCGATACGGGCCGCCACTCGGCGATGAGCGCCTGCGCCATGGCGGCAGTCTCGGACGACAGCGAGGCGGTCTCGCCCAGGTCGGCCTCCACGCGGAACTCGGCCCACGAGTGCCCGCCATAGCGCTGCGATCCATCAGCAAAGATCGTGCCGTCGTAGCGCCGGCTCAGCGCGCCCTCGATGATGCGCAGCTCATCGCCGAGCCCCGCCGCGGCAAACGCCCGGCGCATGGCCCACGGCGTGCCTTTTTTGCGGTGCAGCGCAATCGCCTCTCGGATCAGGCGGCGGCGCTCCTGGTCGCCGGCCACGAACTGCCATCCCTCCATCGGGCCGATGTGGAACTGCCTCGCCAGCTCCGGCAGATAGGCCGCGGGCACGGTCTCGACGAGGTAGGTGAGCAGGCCGTCGAGCGGCAGCTGCTCGATGCGCTGCGTCGCCTCGGCCAGCGGGCCCAGGCGCGGGTCGAGCGCGATCACGTCCGGGGCCAGACGATCAGTCATCGCCATAGCCCCCTACGGTTACCTCGACGGCGACGGCATGCGACCAGCCGTGCTCGGGCACGATCGTGTCCGCATTCGGCGCGACGAGATCGACGCGGTGCACTCCATCAACGTGCAGCGCCGCGATGAGCTGCGTGCGCACGATGTCGGCGCCCAGGCGGCGGCGCATGGCGTCGAGATGCGCCGACAGCCCTGCTGCGGCCGCCTGGCGCACGGCCTCGGCGTCGTAGCCTGGGCGGACGACGATCGCCGCCTGAACCACGAACGGGCAGTCGAGCGGCGCCTGCACCTCCACCCGGTCGCAGATGGGGCGGGCGTCCTCGGCGCTGGCGGCAGCCAGCACCAGCGCCATGATCTCGGCAGACGGCAGGCCGGCATCGGTGAGCGGGTACAGCACCACCAGACCAGGCTCGGGCGAGCGCACGGCGCAATCGACGATGGAGACATGCGCGCTCATGGCGTGGTGGCGGTACGCCAGGCGCGGACCGGCGACCGAGAAACTCTCCGGCGCCTCGATGATGCGCGCGCGCAGACGCTCGTCGTCCTCACCCGGCAGTCGGATCACGCCCACCAGCTCGCCCAGATAGTCGAGCATGGGCGCGCGCGCGAAACGGACGAGGTTTTGCCGGGCGGCGTCGTTGATCGCCGCGCGCAGCAGCGTCTCGCGGTAGGCGATGAGGTCGATCAGCAGCCGCTCGATCTGCGCGGGGTAGAGGGTTTTGCCAGTAGCGGCCTCATAGGCGGCGACGATCTCGGCGGTCACCGCCTGCGGATCGTCCGGGACGATTTTGAGCTCGTCGCTCATCTCGGCCTGACCTCCGCGCTCATCTCAGCGCCGTCGGCGAGCCTGAAAAACACCGTGATCCTGATGGCCGCATCGCCATCGAGCGCGACCACGACGCGCGTGACGGTGACGCGCGGCTCCCAGCGGCGGATGGCATCGACCGTCTCGCGCACGATGTGCGGGCGGGCGCGGTCGATGGGATAGTCCAGATACAACCACACCCGGCTGCCAAAATCCGGCCGCAGCGGGTCGGCGCCCTGCGGCGTACTCAGGATGATAGCGATGGCCTGGCGGATGTCGTCCACGCCCGTGACGTAGCCGTCACGGCCCAGCGCGGGCTGCCAGTGGATGGAGGCGGGAGCGTCAGTCATGCCGAACATGATCTAGCACGCACAGCACGAAACTCGGCGCGAAATCATTCATCCGGCGAATACATCCGCACTACCAGTGGCGGCGCTGGAGCCGCATGATACCGGATCGCCGATGCGGCCGGCGGCGCGGCCATTGACGAACACCGTAGCCGACCCTGCGGCGAGCGCCCCGCCGTGCGGCGCACAGTCGCCGCAGCCGTGCAGCGCCCATCCGTCCCCCACGCGGTGCCAGCCCAGACCATTGACGAACACATCCGGACTGGCCTCGATGTTCGGCCGCGGCGGGTAGCAGCCGTGGCCGGTGCAGATGTCGGCATGGCGATGAGCGGCGGGCATGGCGCTATGGATTGAGGTCGATGCGCGGCGCGCGCAGGGTGATGTGGGTGTCAGAGACGATCTCTATGTCGCCCACGCAGCGGATCGTCAGCCGATGCGCGGCGCGGTCGTACTCGACGCTCGTTCCGTCGCCGAACGTCGCGCGCGTGATATCTGGCGAGCCGCCCGGCGCCGGGTCGCGCGCCGAATAGAGAGCGCCCAGCACCACGCCGTCCTCGCCTCGCGGGTCGAGCAGTACGGCCACGTGGTCGCCTACGTCATAGAGATGTTCGAACCGGTCGCGGTGCGTGCGCGCCGCCAACACCGGCAGCCAGTAGGTCTCCAGATCATCGAGATCGGGCAGGCGCACGCGCACGCGGTGCGTGGCGGCGTCCACCGCCGTCACGATGCCGAACCGCAGCGTCGCGGCAGACTCCCTGAACGTCTCGCTCATGTCCGCTCCCGGACGCGCTTGAGCAGCAGCGCGGTGACGTAGCCCGCATCGCGGCTGATCTCGTGCCGCGCCTCGCTGATGAGGTAGCGGCCGTCGAGCCGCGCCCAGCCGGTAACATCAACGCACGCGCCGGCCACCAGCAGCGGATCGCCAGGCAGCGTCAGCTCCAGGCTGGTTTTGTCGATCTCGTGGCGCGCCTGCTCGGCCTCGGCCAGCGCACGAGCCTGCTCCGGCGTCGTGGCCCGCGCGCTGCGTTTGCGCGTGTCGCTGGCAGAGGATTTTTCCACCGGCACCACCTCGCCGTTTTGCACGCCGTAGACCACCAGATCGCCCGTGGCCGGATCGTGGTGGCGCACCTCGGTGCGGCTGGGGACCTCGGTGATGCGGTCGCGGTAGGTCATGCGCGTGATATCGCCGGGCGCGAGCGTGCGCACGGGGTCGGACGACTCGCCCAGCCTCATTACGGCCATCGTTTTGTTGTTGTCGGTGAGTTTCAGCGCGTAGCCGTACTCTCGCGCCAGGCGCACGGCAAAAGCCCAGTCGGTCTCCTGATACTGGGTCACGCGATCGATTTGGATGTCGGCCACCTCGCCCTTGCGCTGCGCGCCAATGCGCCCCGCCACCTGGTCGAGGATAGCGGCGAGCGTGGTGTGCTCGTATTTGCGGCCGATGCGGGTGCGCACCGAGCGCGACACACCCGTGGCCAGCGCCCGGATGCGGATGGACATGGGCGGCGTCTCCACCTCGATCTCATCCACGTCAAACGACCCGCAGGCCATGAGCGCCTGCCCAGCGTAGCCGATCTCGGCCGACATTTCCATGCCCTTGTCGGGGTACCACTCGGAGAGCCAGCGGCTCGTGACGGCGTCGGTCTCGGCCAGCTCCACGTCCAGGCTGTCGGCCTCGCCGGTGAGCCGGTCGGTGTAGCTCACGCGCATCAGATAGGGCGAGAGATCGGCGGTGATGTCGCGCCCGTTGTAGAGGATGCGCGCCTGCGGCGTCAGCGCTTCCACGGCGGCAGCCCTGCATGGACAGTAGCGGCCGGCCGCTCGATCAGCGGCACGGCAATTTTGATTCCAGCCGGCAGCAGGCCGGACCTCGGCGCGTGCGGGTTGGCGTCGATGAGCCGGCCGATCTCGCGCACGTCGCGGTAGTATCTCCAGGCGATCAGGTCCCAGCGGTCGCCGTCGATCACGGTGTGCAGGATCGCGCGCGTCATGCCCACTCCTCGGCGGCAGGCAGCCGGCAGATGGCAGCAGAGGCCATGCGCGAGAGCGCCCCGCGCGCGCCCTCGAGGACGCGCGCGCCGTAGCTCACCGAGTAGAGCGCCGACGACACGCCGGAGAGCCCCGCATCGAGCGCCGACGTTGCCAGGCCGAACTGGTTGCGGGCGTCGGAAAACGCCCCCGCCACGGTCGCCGCATCGGCCGCGACACGGGCGACGCTCTGCAGCCCCGTCATGGGCTCCACCGGCAACGACGGCCCGAATGAGGCCACCTGCGCGGCGACACCGGGCAGCGCCATAGCCGCCGCCGACGGGCTGCTCTGTACCATCGCCGCGAGGCTGGCTACATCGGCCGCAATCCGCGCCCCGCCGGCGATGGCCGACACTCCGGCCGACACCGCCCGCGCGATGCCGCCCGGCGATCCAATCGGCGCGCCGGCCATCATCCATGGCCCGCTCACGCTCGCGGTCTCGATGGGGATGCGGTAGCCCGCCGTGACCACGCCAGGCGGGTTGGGCTCGGCAGGGTCGCCGATGTACTCCCGCAGCGTGATCGACAGCTCGAATGCGATGGCCGCTCCCCGGCCATCGGTCTGGGTCGTCGTCAGCTGCAGATCCGAGATGACGAAAACCCCGCGATACTCGCCCGTGCCCAGCACAAACGCAACCGGTTCGCGCGCGTCCATTTTGGATTTGACGCGGCGCAGCTCCTCGGCGGGGTTGCACCACTGCGCGTGCAGGCGCGCCTCGATCCGGATCTCGTCCGGGCGGTGGCCGGTGTACTGCAGCATGCTCTTGCGCCCGATCAGTCCCTGCTCGGCGTAGTCGGCGGCAAAACTGGCTGCCATCCCGTCGAGCCAGGTGATGATCTCGAGCTCGATGTCGTTGAGCACGGCATAGAGGCTCATGTCGTCGCCTCCCAGCCGACGCGGCGGCGCTCGGATTCGTAGCGGCGCATCAGGCGCTCGAACTCGGCGAAACTCAGCTGCACCGCCTGCGTTACCGCCTCGCGCGCCGCCTCAGGACTGGACGCGCCGGGCACGGTGATCTGCGGCGCGAACGTGATCTGCATGGGCGCGGCGGCATGCGCCCCGGCGCCGGCGGCCTTGGGCACGTCTGGCAGCGACAGCGCCAGCGTCTGCCGGATCGTGCGCAGCGCATCCGCGGGCTCGGGCAGCGCCGCCGGCGCCACAGCCTGCCGGATCGTGCGCACGGCGTCCGGCACGGCCTGCACGGCGGGAGCGGCCAGCGCGGGCGGCGATAGCGCCACCATCGCCGCGCCTGCCATCGCCCCGGCGGCTGCCCTAACTACGCCGAGGCTTGCACGCATTCCCTGCGACAAACCGTCGCCCAAAAACCCGCCCAGCTCGGCAAAAACCCGGCTCGGCGAGCGGATGCCGAGCAGGTTTTTGAGGCCGTCCCGCACCGACTCGCCGAGACCAACCACCGCATCCCTGGCCGCGCTTAGCCTCGATTTGATGCCGTCGATGAGGCCGGAGACGATCTGCTGGCCAATGTCGAGCATGCGGCCAGGCAGGCCCGTGAGCCACGTCCAGGCCGAGCTAAATCCGCCCCTGATGTGATCCCACACCTTGCCCAACAGCGGCCCGATTTTGTCCCAGTTGCGCCAGATCAGATACGCCGCGCCCGCGATGGCGGTCAGCACCAGGCCGACGGGATTGGCCAGCATCGCCCGGCCCAGCCATAGCACGGCTCGCCCCACGGCCATGAGCGCCGTTGTGGCCGCGCCGCGCATCCAGACAAACGCCGCACCGAGCCGCGCAATCATCCCGCCCGACAGTCCAGCCGCCGCGCCGATGGCGCGCAGCGGCGAGGCGCCGGCGATCAGCGCCGCGCGGCCGATGGCCACGCGCGCGGCCACGGTCTGCCAGCCCACGCCGAGCAGGGCCAGCGGAGACCGGACAAAAAAATTGACCGCCCACGCGCCTGAGAGCACCGCCGCTTTGAGCATAGCCATGCCCAGCGCCGCGCCGATGATGCCCCTGATCAGCGCCGGATGCTCGTTGGCCCAGGCGGCAAACGCGGCCACGGCGGGCTGCACCGCGCGCACGATGTCCAGTAGCGGCGGCAGCAGCGCATCGCCCACGGTCATCGCCAGATCCTGCAGCTCGATCCTAAACCGTTTGAACTGCTCGATCGGCGACTCCATCCGTTTGGCAAAATCCTCATCCAGCGCGCTCCGGCCCGACGAACCGCGCCCAGTGGCGGTCTCGGTCTGGATTTTTTTGAGGTCGCCGCGGTTCTGGATTTCGGCCAGCAGGTAGCTCATGGCCTGCATATCCTGGAACATCTGCCCCAGCCCCGCGCGCTCGCCGAGCGCCTCGATCATCGCGCGGCGCCGCTCCAGCTCCGCCGCCCGCTGGGCCGGGTCCTCGATGGCCGCGATCTCAGCCGACAGCGCATCGAGCTCGGCGGCCGCCTGCGGGCTGCGCTGCGCCATTCTGTCCATGATGATGCCCACCCCGGCCTCGATGGGATCGAGCCCCTGGCGGGCGGCGCGCAGCATGGACCCCTGCAGATCGATGCCGAGCCGCTCGAAATCTTTTTGGGTGTCCGGGCTGGTCAGCTTGGCCAGGAAGTTGCGGAAATTGTTGGCCGCCTCGTCCGTGCTGCCCGCCGTGCGCATGGCGATCTGCAGGCGCGACGCCATGTTGACCACCGCCTCGTTGCCGGTGATGCCGATCGCCTTCATGTAGCCCCCGAGCTGCGGGAACCATTTGGCCATGTCGCGCACCTCGAAACTGCCGAGCTTGCCCGCTTTGGCCGCCTGCGCAAACGCGAGCTCCATGTTCTGGGCCGAAACGCCCAGCAGGTCGAAACTGACCATCATACGGGCCGCATCGTCCATGCTGGCGCGCGTGGCCGTCGTGAATTTCCCCAGCAGCCGCGCCTGCTCGGCCGCTTTTTCGGCCTCCATGCCGTTGGCGATCAGCATCGAGACGCCGGCGGCCATGTCGCGCGCGGTCTGGTTGGTCTCGCGCGCGATGGCGCGCAGACTCTCGCCCAGCACGCGCTCCTGCTCGCGTGAGAGCTCGCCCACGATCGCGATATCTTTGATCGCGTCGCCGAATCCGGCAGCCTGGGACACCGAGGCGACGACCGGCGCGCCCACGGCGGCGGCGGTAGCGTAGGTGCCCATGAGCTCCCCGCCGAGCCGCGAGCGCTCATCGGCCAGCGCCTGGCGGCGCGCCATGGCCCGTCCGAGCGCCTCTTGCCGTTTGCGCACATCGTCGATGGCGCGGCCGAGGCGCTCGTAGTCGCGGTAGAGCGCGGCCAGAGTTTTTGGCGCCAGCGTCCCCATATGGCGCTGTATCGCCCCGCCGAGGTCGACCTGGCGCCGCCTA